AGTTCCGTTCACAGGGTGAATACGCAAAGGCTCTAGTTTCAGGCGACAGCGACGCTATCGACCTATTTAGAGCTGCTACTTCTGCAGACGCTGCACTACGCCCAGCCTTCGTTGGTTTCGTAAACAACCTAATTAACTCTGGACGCCCGACTCTAGGAGCATTTAGCATTAACGCTCTTCCAGCAACTGGTCTATCTGTCGAGTACGCAAAGGTAAACACCAACACCGTAGCAATTGGTAAGCAGACTACAGAAAACACCGCTCTAAGCGAAGGTGCTGTAGCTCTCTCAACTGTCTCAGTATCAGTAAACACCTATGGCGGTTTCACAAAGATTAGCAAGCAAGCGATCGAGCGTTCTACCGTAAACTACCTAGACGTAGCCTTCCAGGCTATGAGCTTGGCTTACGCTAAGAAGATGAACACCGAGTTTATCGCTGTTCTAGCAGGTCTAACCTGGACTGGTAAGACTTTCGACGCTTCTGCTCTAACTGCTTCTGCGGTTATGGGTGCTATTGCCGACGGTGCAGCTTACATTTACAACGCTACTGGTCTAAGCCCAGAGTTTATTGTTGCCGGTGTAACTGCTTATAAGCGTCTAGTTTCTATTGTTGATACCGCTGGACGCCCAGTAGTACAGCAAGTCGGAACTGGCGATAACATTATCGGAGTTGCAAACATTCCAGGTCTAAAGGGTTCTATTCTAGGTTTGCCAGTAGTGGTAGACCCAGCTCTAGACGCTAAGACCGCTTACCTAGCAAACTCAATGGCTCTAACTACTTATGAGTCTGCAGGCACTCCGACCCGTCTATCTGTTGCAGACCCTACAACCCTTACAGACACTTACTCTGTTTACGGTTACGCTGCTTTCGCTGTACCTTTCGAGGGTGCAATTGTGAAGGTAAACACAGGGGCTTAATCTAAATGGCTGTGACGGTAGAACAATTTAGGAGTTACGTCGGAACTAAAGAAGTTTCTTCGTTCGTAGACGGCTGTTTGGCTTCGGGTAACCAGTTTGTAGCTAAGTTCGTTGGAAATGCTAAAGTTCCAGGCGACGTTTTAGACCAAGCGGTCCTAAGCTGTGCTTCTGAATTGTTCCACCGTCGCTCTGCCCCTAATGGTGTAGCCCAGTTTGCGGATCTAGGTACAACTGTACGTATTGCCAAAGACCCAATGACTGCCGCTTACCAAATGCTTCTACCCTTCGTTGGACCTGGACTATGACCAATGAAATAACCGCTAGTAAAGCGGAACTACAACTAGACCTACAGAACGCAGGTTTGGAAATTCTGGACTATGTTCCAGAGCGTATGGTTCCGCCAATAGTGATTATTACACCTGGTAGCCCGTACCTGGTTCCAGAAACTTTGGGTAGCGAGTATCGACTTGGGCTTACTTTAACTTTGGTTGCTGCAACTGCAACTAATGAGCAAGCCACAGAAGACTTAGATAACTTAATAGCTCTAACGGTTTCCGCTATTGGAGACTTAGGGTATGCGGTTCTTCGGCAAGTGAACCCTAGTTTTAGGCTAGCGGCTAATAACGCTGAATACCTTGCAGCCGAATTAAACCTGGATCTATCCATAACTCTATAAAAAGGAAAATACAAAAATGGCAACTTCTACACGCATTAAAGCGACAAACATTATTTTTAAAATTGGGTCTACCGAGTACAGCTGCGACGCTAACCTAGTAGAACTTACAATTAACGACGCTCCAGGCGACGTCCAGACATTCTGCGAAGTTACTGCAGGTAAGCAGTGGCACCTACAGCTAGACGGTGTTACTTCTGGAGACGCTACAAGTCTTTACCGTGTTCTATGGGCTAACTTTGGTACCGAAGTGGCTTTCACTATCGCACCTAACGGTAACGCTGTAGCTTCGACTTCACAGCCACACTACACAGGTACTGTAGTATTCGACTCACTTCCACCACTAAGCCTAAACTCTGGCGAAGTCGTAAAGTTCTCGGTTACTTTGACTGTAAAGAACGCTGTACACACTCCAGCTGCAACCCCACCTATTTACTACGGTGTCACTCTAAAGACTGCCTAAAACAAATGGCTTACCAAAAGTCGGGGGTGCAAATCTCGGGACTTAACGAAGCGGTTGCTGGTCTGAAAGCTATGGGTGCGGAGTCTGAACTCCAAAAACTAAACTTTCAGATCGGTACCCGTATCGGTAACGAAGCCAGGCAGTTAGTACCCGTTAAAACTGGAAGTCTTCTAGGATCTATTAAAGCTAGTAGAACCACTAAGGGAGTTGTAGTTCTTGCTGGTAGAGACCCAGCTATACCGTACGCTAACCCTATTAACTGGGGTTGGTTTTACGACAAAAAGAACTTTGTTAAGAAGAACATTAAACCTACCCAGTTTATGAATAAAGGGGCTGGTAAAGTTTTACCTTGGATAAAGCAAAATTATATCAACGAACTCATAAAAATTTATGAGCGTGTAGCAGGAAAATAAAGGAGCAAAATGAGTAACGAAACCAAATTCGACTTCGAGAGTCTAACTCTGGAAGAAGTAGAAACAATAGAACTAATTACAGGTAACTCTATCGACCAACTTATGGACGCTGGACAGCCTAAAGGTAAAGCCCTTAAAGCGATTATCTTCGTAATTAAGAAACGTTCGGACCCTAACTACACTTTGGAACAGGCTGGAAGCATAAAACTTAGCGAAGCCCAAGAAGCGTTTTTAGGTGCTGAAGACCCAAAAGAGTAATAGCGGACTTACAGGCAGAAAGGATAGCTTTCATGGTAGTTTATGCAGGTTTATCCTTGACTGAAACCCGAAGCATGACGCTTAGGGAATACGTCGCAGTAAGAGAAGCTTTAGTAGAAAAGGTTAGGCAACAATGAGCCAGCTAAAACTTACGGTAGTTACAGACCCGACTAAGTTCCATACTGGTATGAGAGCTATCTCTAAGGATCTTAGGGGGCTTCAGAGTACGGCTAATAGCGTCGGTAAGGGCATAAATAAGGCTCTGGGTACTATAGGTTTGGCTGCAGGTTTTACCGCTTTGGCTTCGGTTATGAAGAAGTCTGCTAAAGCGGCGTCGGAAGACATTAAGAGCCAGGCACTTCTAGCCAATTCGCTTAAAAACACTATTGGGGCTACAGACTCTACCGTCGCTTCTGCCGAAGCTTACATAAAGAACACCCAGCTCCAAACTGCGGTTCTAGATGATGAACTCCGTCCAGCTTTAGCCCAGACTGTTTTAGCAACTGGTTCCCTAGCGTCGGGGCAATACTTACTAAATACTGCTCTGAATGTTTCCGCTGGAACTGGTAAAGACCTTGGAACTGTAACTAGTGCATTATCTAAGGCTTGGGACGGGAATACAGCTTCCCTAAAGAAGTTAGTACCTGGTATCGACCTAACTGGAAACTACCTTGGAACTCTAAACGATAAATTTAGGGGTGCAGCTGAAACCGCTGCTAACAATGACCCTTATAAGCGTCTCGAAGTTATCTTCGCAGATCTACAAGAAACAATTGGTACGGCTGTACTTCCAGCGTTGGAAGAATTTTCTAGTTACCTAGCAAGCCCAGAAGGGCAGCAAAATCTACAGCAAATCGCTAACATTTTTAAGGCTATTGGCACAGCTATTACAGAAGGAACCAAATTTTTAATCGCTAACATAGCCGTAATTAAGGCTGTAGTAGGTGCCTTGCTGTTTGTAAAAATCGCTTGGGGTACTGTAACTGCAGCCGTCAAGGTTTACGAATTTGCTACCAAACTGGCTAAGGTCTCTACTGTCGCTCTAAAGGCTGCACTTGTAAGTACTGGTATTGGTGCCTTAGTAGTTGGTGTTGGTCTTCTTGCTGAAGCGTGGATAAACGCCAGTAACGCCCAAGATGAATACGACCCGACTTTCGGTAACCCTAATGCAGGTGAATATACTCCAGGTGTTCCACTTGGTCCAGGTCTAGGTCCTAATGGTGAACCATTCTTAGCTCTGGGTTATGAGTCTTATGAAGAGTATGCGGCTGCACAGCAAGCGGCTAAAGATAAAATTATCCAAGCCAATAAGGACAAAGCGAAGGCTATCAAGGACGCTTTAGAGAAAGAATGGAAGAGCATTAAGTCCACCGCTGAAAAGTTTAGAGATAGCGTAGATCTAGCGTTCGGTACTTTTGGTAAAGACGAAAACTCTGTTTTTAATATTGACGTGGTTATCGGGAAAATGCGGAGAGTTGCTGCAGCTGCTAAGGGCTTCGCCCAGAACATAGCCAAATTACGTGCTAAGAAGGTCCCACAGGCTGTAATTGACCAGTTGGTCTCTATGGGTCCAGCCCAAGGTAACATAGTCGCTAAGGGGCTTCTGGCTTCTGGTTCTAAACTGTCGGAGTTCTTGGGTCTATCTAAGACGCTTTACAATACTGGGGCTTCTGTGGCTGCGGAACAGGCTGTAACCCCTAACGCTACTTATGAAATCAACATAAATAAAGCTGTTATTTCGGCTGCCGATATCATTAGAGAGATCCAGGCATACGAGAAGAAGAATAAAAAGAAGTACTTGGTTAGCTAATGACTTTCGACATTAAGACAGACCTTAGAGTCCAATACGAATACCCTTCGGGAACATGGAACTCTATCCAAGCGGATACTTATGCCGTAGACATTAGCAGGGGTGTCTTTGTTGATAGTGGAATTTTTGCACGTCCCGACGTTGGGGTAGCTACTGTAACTCTGTCTAAGAAGTCTTTAAGCGATCTACTTACTACTCCAGCCTATAAAAGTAATCAGAATTTTCGTATCCAGTATTACGACGGCACTACTTGGAATTATTTATTTTATGGTCTAATCCAGAATGTCGGTATCCGCTATGTACCTGAAACAAAAAAACTAGACATTACCATTACGGCTAATGACTTTATGAAGATTATCTTGGGTACCAGGCTAACTAACTACTCTATTACTGGGTCTTCGGCTTCTAGAAGTTTCCGTAACGTAATGAATGCTTTATCTACGGCTGTACAGGCTATCGACTCCAGAGCGTTCTTTCAGCAACTTTACGCCAACGGTTCGGGTACCACACAATGGGCTACAACTTGGACAGATACAACCGCTGGGGAAATCTTAGTCCAGTTCTTGGACGCAGAGTTAGGCTGGTTATGGTCTGATAAGAACTCTATTTTGGGGCTTTATGCAACCCGAAACGACATTAACTACCTACAGGGGCTTACCTGGCTATCGACAGATCTAACGGTATCGAATGTTCACTCCACTAGCTCTAACCATGTCTGTATGGACTCTATCGACCTGAGTTATGACTCCGACGCTATCGTAAATAAAGTAAAAGTTTTAGAAGGTTTTACAGGTGCAACCAGTACAGCAACAAACTCCACTTCCGTAACAAACTATGGTGAGCAGTCGGGAGACTTCGAAGTAACCTTCGACAATACTGGAGTATCGACCCTTAACGCTTGGGCTGTGGCTGTGGCTACCGCTGCTAACCCTAAGAGCATTAAATCGGTTTCTGTGCCAGTCATTAGAGACCAGGGAAACGTTTCAGTAATTGCCAGAGTCGATATAGCAGACACACTCCAAGTAGAGTTTGCAGCTGCAGGTTACACCACACTCCAAGAAATTTACCTAATTACCCGTATCGGGCATACCATTACTGCGGATCATTGGGAAATGAACATAGAGCTATGGAAGGGTATCTAATGAACCAAGATAAGTGGCTCTACATTCTTTCGGGCATAGTCGGGGGTACTGGTTTTACTGGACTTCTACGCTATCTATCTACTAGACGGACTCAAAGTATTTCTATGGAAGAGCGTCTAAGAGCCGAAATGTTCGAGCAAATAGATAAACTGAAAATAGAAATAAACGACCTAAAAGCAGACTTAGAAAACTGGCGAGAAAAGTATCTAAGCCTACATAAAGAACACGTAAAACTTAAAGCAGAGTTCGACAAACTAACGAAGGATAAATAAAAATGGCTAAAGACAAAGAAACCGAACCAGTAGTAACTACCTGGCACGCCGCACCGCATGACCACACCGTAACCCCAGTAGCGGAAACCCCAGTAGTAGAAGCCCCAGTAGTCGAAGAAGAAGTAGCCGAATAAATGGCAGAGACCTACTCCGTTACCGACGGGCAATTCGACTTAGAGATCCTGGCAGGTTCTACCTTCCCTAGTGTCTCCGGTCCATGTTCGTTTTATCCGACAGACTCCGAAGGTGTAGCGTTTCCACTTAGTGGCTGGACTGCCAAACTGCAGATTAAAGAGAACCCTTCTACGACTGCAATTATTGACATGGTTCCAACTGTTTCTACTTCGGACAATTCCGTAAGCTTCTCGCTAACTCCAACTCAAACCGCACTTCTAACAAAAACCAATTATGTCTGGGCTTTAGAACTCACCGAAACTGCAACTAGCAAGGTGCTAACTTTAGCCAGGGGACAAGTGGAAGTCACTCCAGAAATCGTTAAATAAACATGATTGTAACCGTAGTTATTCCAAGTAGCCCAACTGTAAAGGTAGTGGTACCAGACTCTATTTATGCCAGGGTTTATTTTGCACGTGGAGAGCAAGGTCCGCAAGGTATCCAAGGTCCACAGGGAATACAGGGAATACAGGGACCTACGGGTGCTACTGGTGCTACTGGTG